AGTCTTCTTGTTAATACGCTTTAATTTAAAATTACCTCTCATAGGAACTTCAACCTCCAAGTTACTTTTATATCTTTATAGTTCCCAAAAATTCCAGGAAGACCAGTAGCCCCTTGATTTGTAACTAAGTTATCTGTTAACACTACTTTATTATAAAGTTTATATTTCCTTAGTGGGTAAACAGGTAGCTTTCCTGTGGCAATCCATCCTGTAGCTGCCCCTATACCATCTCTGGTGAATTCTACATCAGGCCCACCACTAATAGAAATATCAGCTTCTCTCATAGCTTTTAAATCTAATCCCCATAATCCTAAAGTATCAACTCCTCCAAAAATATTTAGGTAAGGAGCGTCTACTCCGCTAGAAGCTGTACCTTTCCCTTTCCCATCTAACCATAACTTATAGGTTACTTCCCCCGTAGATGAGAAATCAGTCTCTATTAGTTTATAGAAATTACTATCGTCAATCTTGGGAGAAGCGTAGTCAGAATGAGTTCCATTAGCGGAAAGTGCTATATGACCATACAAATCAACTATTCTTTGTGATCCCGCTATACCTGGAGATAAGTTTATAGATGATAGGGGCTGATCATACCCCTCGTAAGTAGTAGCTGACACATAATGAATCCACACTTTAGAGCTTTGGTTATAATTATAAGGAGTGTATGCCCCTAAATAAGCCACATGTCTTCCCATAGTAGGAGTATATCCAGAAGCATAAGTCCATTCAGAAGAATAGGAAGATAGCATAAGAGTAGCAGACGCATTCATGACAAAGGGGTTTTGTCCCTTTATTATCTCTACATTAAATGCGTCTTCTACAGGGGTTCTAGCACCAAGGGTAAGCTCTCTGTCATCTGGATGTGGTGGAGGTGTAACTGTATTAGAGCTTACAATATAAGCAGATACCCCTCTATCGTCTGTATACCCATCTCTATAAACTGAGCTTAGTGAAAGACCACTATCCCCACTGAATACATAATAATCGTACCTGCCCATAATCTCTGCCTCTGTGGCTCCTAGATGAGGATTAAGCAAAGAAAATTTGATATTCTCGTCCCTAACACTTACAAAAGAAGAAACTTCGGAATAATTAGTGGGGTGCGTAGCTAATTCAAGTTGGGGGCGAGAAACATAAATAGAACCTGCACTCCCATCTACCATTGTAGAGGTGGCTATATCATTTATATCTAAAGTACCTAAAGCTCCTAAACAAGGGGATACTATTGCCCTACATTGAGCCGCTGGACCTGCTGGTAATGGGTCTTGGATTGGAATCGCAACAAAAACCCTATACCACCCGCCCCCAATGTATTTTATACCAGCGGTCATGTCAACTCCTGCGGCTTTCGCCAAAGAGGCACCCCCGCTAGAATCCCATGCAACAAACACAGATCTATTGACTGGAGCAAAATTTGCTAAATATACATGAGTATATGATTTATACTTATTCTCAGAGTCTAAAGTTAATTGAGCAGGAGGATTATCCTCATTCCATTTTAGATCTATAGAAAATACCATATTAGCATAATTAAAAGTATCAGAATACATAAAATATCCATCTCCATTAGCTCCCTCATTCCTTGTCANAATTTGGGAAAATGTTCCCGTGGAAAGTTGAGTATCTANTAAAGTTCCACTTACGCCATCCTTAAAACCTTTTATTGCATTAGCACTTACTGCTACATTAGCTAAGGACCACCCAGAAAGATTATCGGCTGGCTCGGTAAAGCTAGTATTTTGTAACAAGTTAGAGGTATCATATGCATGTTGATTTTTTCGGAACTGTTCTTTACTTTTTGAAGTAGAAATAGCTTGCACAGTATAATTAGAAGAGTCTAGAATAAAATCATTAGCAGGAGAGGGGTATGTAACGGAAGAGGGGGTAGTAAACATAGTTACCATATTTTCAGCAAACCCAACAACAGTTAGGTTCTCCTTCTGTAGGATTAGCTCCTCTTCCCCATTAAGGTTAGTTCCGTATATTTCTACTACACCTTTCATTAGTTCTCCAAATAAATATCCGTGTATTGATTATTGTCATCACTAAAGGTCGTAAGACCTCCTATTTGAGACCACATGGGAGCAGCTTTGTAATTAAGTCTACTGCCTCCCTCAGGTCCATATAAAGTTATTGGATTATTAACCCCAGGTGGATTCGGTCCAGCAGCACCATCTGCTACAGTGTCTGGGTTACGAGCAGCTAATCCTTGCTGCAATCTGTTAAATTCTCTAATAATAGCCAATGTTTCATCCTCTTCCAAAGGAATGTACAATGTAACATCTTCTGTTATATTAGATCCTTTAGTCTTCCCTGTAATAGTTATAGTATCAGGTTCAATAGTAGAACTAGCTCCTACCTGAAAAGTTCCTATGTAAGTATGGGCAGGGATTTGAATTTGGGTTCGGTTAGCATCCTCAACCCATTTATTTTTTTCAGCAGCAGCAACTTGATTAAAGAGAACATAATTAGACCATATGTAACCAAAAGATTGTGCCTCTTTAAAAGTTACTTTATCCCCACTACTAGTTGTTAAATTTCCATTAATATCCGCAGTTAAGTAGTCTCCTGTAGGTATAGCATCCCCATTACTATCTAAAAATATAAAGTTTCCTAATCCTGTTCCTAAGGCATCGTTATAATCAGCATAAGTAAAGGAGTGTTTATGCTTCAACCTCTCGTATTGAGTGGTATCCCGAATAGAGACATGATCTGTTATACCAAACTTTTTAGTGTCAGCATTGTCAAACATAAATAATTCTACAATATATCTCTGGTTGGAACGATGGACTTGGTTGTGAGCTTGGTAATAAGGTAGAGGAACTTTAACAAGATTATTTTTAGTATTAAATTTAAAGGTCCTACTTTGGAAATCATCCTCAGAAATGTCGATTAAGACATCTTTGGTAGATTCAGTAAGGAAACAAGGAAGCGCATCATCAACAGACTGATAAGACTCAGAATAAGCTAACACATGAGATAAGTTATCCTTTACATAATTAGGTCCTTGACGATCTTGAATAGAGGATACAGGGGTCATTTCCCATGTACCTGTAGGCATATAAGTCCATACCACTTGATTACCGTGGTAATCATATTCAATATCCGTGTGCAACCACACCCCAAAAGCTCCATTCCCTAATGTTTTAGAATCTTCTGTTCCTACGGTTCCCCTCAGACTAAACTCAAACTCATGTTCAGGAACTAATAGATTTGTTAATGGTCCATAGTCCTTAACACTGTAACGCATTCTTGACAAACCACCATCAGGTTTCCATAAGACTATAGGATTGTTTACTAAATAGTTAGTGGATCCTACTACAGCAGTGCTTGGGTCGAAATTAAAGATAGTAAATGTAGAAGTTCCACTAACAGAATCAGTAAACTCAATACCTGATAGCACAAAGGGATTTCTATATTCGGAACCCCCCACATAAAGTTCTGAAGAACTACTAACCGTAATATTGTTTAGCCCCGTTAGATCTTTAACGGAGAATGGGTTTTCTTCAAAAGTTGTTTTACAAATTAAATTAGAACTAGCTCCCGCATCTACACCTGACCCGTCTACAGTATAGTAAGCATTGTAGAGTAATGGAGCATAAGCATGAGATATAATATTTAGCCCCCCTTCCTTTTGAGTTTCCAGTAAACCATTACCTGCCCCATGCCCTCCGTAATATGTTATAAAATCTTTAAAGGTTTTGTGGATTCCTGCTAAAGAGCCTACACTAACTCTTCGTTGCCCTAAAATAATATTATACATGTCTTCGTCGGTTAAAGTAGTATTAGCAATTAAAATATTTTTTATGGACGCTGAAACATCTAAAAAGGAGGAAGCGGCTGTGACATAGCTATTTTTATCAGCTACATAATTAGCCTGATACTCAAACTTCTTTTCTAATATCTTATTAAGGTACTTATAAAAATCGGGGGTACGGTCTCTTGCTACATAGGAGTTACAAGTACTAAGTGTAAGGGAAGAAGTCCCCCTAATATCAAAAGTAGAGGATGCTGCTATACCACTCATCATATTATCAGAATTTAAATCCCAACACTTACTCCATACATCTAAATTATATGGGAAAGAAGAGGTTTCCAAAAGATTATAAGGATTAATTACCTCATGATAACTAAATAAAAGATTCAATAAACCCAAAGGTTGATACTCTACATCCGACCCTTCGCTACTAGTATTGAAGTAACTCGGCATATTAAAGCCAGTTCTCTTATACAAACCACCCTTCCGTAGAGTTTTGGAGAAGTTGCGTCTCCTCATAGCATTCCTAAACACTCCTTCCGTTAGGGGGGAAGCGGAAAGAGCGGAGCCAGCCAAGGTAACCATGTCGAGGGGCTCATCGACTGTGGCCCTCCTGAACACAGGCAGCCCAGCGTGGCTGTTAGCGGCTCTGCTGGCATTTGCTGGGGTTGGGTAGTCACCGCCGAAAGCCCCCACGATGCCGCTGAAGCTCACCCCAGAGGTGTACGCTCCTCCCTGAGCCCCAGAAGGAGGAAGGTCTTGGGTCCAGTACCTAAGAGATGGGCAAATATAGTCTAAAGAGCTTAAAGTGTCCACATTATCTAAGGTAACTCTAGTTCTTGGTATAGCCTTAGCAGGAGAAAAGTTATCAATAACTGCTAATGATTGAAAGAAGTTTTCCTTTAAGAAGTCTCTTCCTTGGAAGAAGTCACTATCAAAGGTTCCAGTAGATACATCAACATCAAAGTGTGAAGACTTACCATTCCATAAAGGAAAATAATCATACTTTTCAACTTGAAACTTATTAATTACATCATCTCTATTAGGAGGTTGATTTATAGAACTAGTTAAAAACCAAAAGCCATTATCATAGAATCTTGTATCTAAAGATCCTTGCACCGTATTATCAAGAATATACTCTTTAAAAGATCGTGCATTAGTTTCTGTTACCCCTAAACACACCAACTCTCTTTCAAAATAGACAGCTAAATCTTCTGTAATATCACAATTTCTATAAAACTTTTCATCTTCCCAAGGAGGTATTGGAAATGCCCTACCTCTATAAAAGAAGTCGAACTGTGGGTCCCAGAGATCAAACTTAAAATTATTCACCCAGAAGAGATCTGGGAATAGGTTCACTGCCCGTAATAACATCCAGTCTACTACTCTTCGTATATTATGATCCATATCTGTAGGATCATAATCTCCGTAAATATATTCATTAGCTTTCTTAAAAGAGAAAGATTCAAAACTATCAAACAAAGTAGTATCTGTTTTTAATAAATAATAAATTAAATACGGAATATAGGACTCATAAAATTCAGATATAGTGGAAGTGTCTAAAGGTATTGAGGGAAGAACTGTAGTCATAGCATTATATAACCCTTCCCTAGTCCCTTTTTGTTTGTATAGCGTGGGTGCCCCTCTAATCTGTCTTCTCCATGAATCAGGACTGGAACCATAGACTCTCCACCCAATAAGATCTGCTAAATAGGGTAGAAGTTCGTCTGGGCACTCTTCTAGATTATTTATTGATTTTAGTTTAGATACATCCTCATTAGTATCAAAAAAGGAATAGGACATGGCTTGTAGGAATCTAGAAAAAGGAGCCGCCAACTCCTGTCCGACTAATAGAGAACTTGTAGATATATAATTGTCTATAGCATCTCTAACATAAGTATCTTCCTTATTTAAAAGTTTAGTAGAGTAAACTATATCAACTAAGGATTTTATGGCATCCAAGTTCTGCGTACCACTAGTATAAGTCCCCCCACCTGAAACATAAGGGGTGGGCATTAGTAACGGGTAGGTTGAGGAAAGAGTAGACCACCCATACCACACATATTCTTCTAGACCCTTAATACCCTCTAAGGTATCAAACCTCTTACCTGTGTAATAGATGTCTGCAATAGAACTAGCTATATACGAAGAGGGGGAATAGCTGGTGTCTGCTCCAGAGGTGTTCAAGAAATATGCCCACCCTAATTTATTAATTAGATGATTATGAGTTCCTGATGCTGTATTGTCGAAAGCACTAGCAGTAGTGGTAGCTAAGGAAGATGAGTTTAGAGTTAGTTTTGGGAGAAGAGTTCCCGATAAAAAATTTATAAAATTAGTCTTCTGATCGGCTACAAAATTAGTTATATTATTATCCCCCGTAAAGAAAGTACAGGGTTGTCCAGTATATTCACCAATGCAATACCCTAAGGGGTGCATTATATCTAATTCAAAGTCTCTGGAAGTTATATCTGTAGTATTGTTTTGGACTATAAAATAAGGGGCTATGCCAGCGAAAGTATTAAGAGATGAAAAATCAGCAGAGTTCTGTGTAGCAGAGATATTAAGCAGCCCAGGCTGATTAGCACAAAAGTTAATATGGCTATTTACAAGACTATCAGTGGCTGTTCTCTGATACCCACTAATATCATAATCTTCTGCAAAATAAAATGTAGGAATTACATTCTTTACAGCATCTAGATAATCTCTTTTGTATTTTTTATTGGCAGCCATCAGACATAATTTACATTAATAATTAAGTTATTTAATTGAACTACTTCATTAAAATCTACTTCAATAATTTCTTCTTCAAAATTATCTATAGTCGAGAAGATAACTTCATCTACCTCAAAAATAGTTCTATTTAGGTTAGCAAAAATAAGTGGGTCTCCAAAATCTATATTATCAGATAAAAAGTAAGTATTTATAATTCTTGAGACTTTAGAAACTATAGTACTTTCGACCCCCTGAAGAGATCTATCTACATTAATGGTCATCACTAAATCTACAGTTCTAATTAATCCATCAGAAATAACTATATCATCAGTAATCATCTTTTTAGTTGCCATAGCAGTAAGAAGAGCATTTTTAAACGAAATAGATGCTTTCTGCAATTGAGAACTTGTAGCTTTCTCTAAAATATACAGATCAATTATGTTGGCTGATGAGTACGCTTTCCTAGTTGTGGTTGTAGCTTTCCCTGTGGTTCCTGCGGGAGATATAAACCTACTAGCAAATGCTGTGTAGTCGTCTAGGGACACCAATCTGTCCTGTGATTTAAAAGTTAAGGGACCAAATTTCTTAGCATGGGCAACTGTTTCAGCCTGGGAACCACCAGTGGCTATTTGTTTTTGAAGCACTCTAAATCCACTAGCAGCAGAATTATATGATCCTGTAGTTAAAGAGTTTATATACGCATCAGGGACATTACCCCTATCGCCTCCCCCTACCCTATAGGTTATAAAGTAAGGTGCATTTACAGGGGGAGATACACCATTATTTCCTCCCCCAAATAAAATTTTAGCTTTATAATTATCGTCGTAAGCTACCTGAAAAATTCTATCATTAGTAGAAGAGGCTTGGTATAAATTTTCTACCTGTCTATAAGATCCTGAAGTAGCAACATCTATAGAACTTACAAATACTTGTACACTATTTTGTATAACTGGAGATTCCTCTAGTGTTATAGTTTTAAAGGTTTCTATTTCAGAAAAGGTCCCTGTATCTGTAGCAAAAGCCCCCTCTAACAAAATTACCTCCCAACTATTCTGGGTGCCTGGGTAGTAGTTTAAAGAGCTTGTTAATAACAAATTAGCTGAGTAAGCATCTAAAACATCTACTACACCATTTGTAGTCTTATACATAGTATAAGTTAGGGGTTCGTTGTCTTGTGGGGAGGTTACTACCACCACCCTTTCGCTAGGAAGAAGTTCTACATTTTCATCTAAAATAGTATCTTCATTACCTTCAATCGTCAGTTGTGCCGTACTTTGGGCAGAGGTAGGACCCTTCATAGAAACCCCTACTAGCTCAAAAAGCTTTCTAACGCTATCTCTATCTTTAGCTGTTTGTATAAAGTTTTCATGAGCAAGCATATCCGACTTCATGGACATTACAGTGCCCATATAGGCCACTAACTCTACAAGCATCATTCCCAAGTCTGATTCAACAAAGTTATTATAATCTGTAGGGTAAACAGTTTTAATATAGTCTACTAAAGATTGTCTTATAGTAGCAAAGTCTGTTGCTGTGAAGTCTATAAAAGAGCTTTTGAGGTTATCTGGGACCTGTGTAAGCTTCATATAGTCAGAGGCTACATTTGTAAACGGAACGGTTTGGCTAGTATTTATATTGTGGCTCATATTACTATATCAACATCTAAGGACTGGTTATCGCCTTTCGGCCTAACAGTAAGAGATAGGGATATTCCAGGCATCCCATACCCTTTAATATTATCATCTTGAAAAACTCTCAAACTTAACACCTCTATATTCGGGGCATGTAACTGCATTTGTTTTTTTACATCACTCGCTATATAAGACGCTAACTGAGAAGTTAATGGATCAAACAAATAATTTTCCAACTCTACACCATAATCAGGGAGCATGGGTCTTTCTCCTTTTTTGGTTCTTATTAATTGCATAACTTGAGACCTAATTAGATCTCTACTAGTACTTTTATTAAAGAAAGGTTGATTAGAAACTTTACCTATAGGCCAACCTAACCCTACACTCTGAGTGATGGAAATTTCTTTAATTCCTTGTAACGCTTGGGGGGAGGGTTTATTGCCGTATAATACCATTTATTATGTATCCATATTTTCGAAAAATGTCTTTTGGTGATTATAGTTTTTAATCACCTCATCTTTATTTAGGGCTTTCTGATAGAACTTTAAACTTCCTACATACCCATTATACGAACTCATGATTCCTGCGCCAGTATCCAAGAATCCTCCTGAAGAAGTAGCTAAGTCTATATCTCTACCATCAGTCCATCCCCCACCAACTATCCACGGAGTAAAGAATTTATTATTTAATGGTCCATCATTAAACAAAGACATCCCTTCGTTTTGTGTAACAGTACCTGAAGTATATTCAAAACTACTAGTGGAAAGATTAGAAGGCACCATAAATGAGGGAACCTGCGGTGCATCTCTCTTATTTTTCTGGAACAAGGTAGATATTAACCCTTCTTTCATTAGCACACCATTTATATAAAACTTAAGCTTATCCGTGGGTACATCGAATACTACACTGATATTTATAAAGTTCTTTGCACAGTTAGATAACTGCATACCACTTACTAGTAGCTGATCAGATACAGTAAATCTTAGGATCTCTCCTGGATCATTATCACAATTTAATGAGTTAGCGAATCCAACTGCACTTGTATTATAAGATCGTGTAGGAGCTATAAAAAATACTGTAGAAGGAGTTCCGATTTGTAATTGTTTGTTAGTACCAGTATCAAAATAAGGAATATTTATTACTGAACTTACAATTGAAGAGGCTTCTGAATCATCATCTCCTTTTGTGTAAAGTACACAACATGCATCATTAGAAGATCCTTGATATGCATCTCCCTGAGAAGAAGCACTACCTACTTTAAAGGTTATTTTTCCAGTATTCTNATTAACAGAAAAAGTTCCTGAAGCTTGGAATGCGGCTATAGGAATATCATTAGTGTCGTCCCCAGAGACAGTCCACACACCAGCAGAAGCATTAGCTCCATCCCAATATGCATTACCAACCCCGTCTATACCAGCATTAGTAGCGTTTAAACTGTTTACGGAATCTACAATTCCACCATAATTAGCTCTAGGATCAAAATCGTTTGGCCCTTGCAGTATGGCACTCCCTTCATAATACATTCTAGGGTCTCTAGAGAATCCCATAAGCATTCCTCTAACAGAATCAGAATTATAATCTAATTCAATAGCTGAAGAAGCAAGACCCGTATTTTCCCCACCAGTATTCTCGCAACCTAATAAAACTCTATAGTAGTGACCATTACACCATTTACCAGNACTAGAGCTTAAATTAAATTCCATAGAACTAGTATTGTAAGGATGTTCCCACCATCCATCCTCTTCTTGATAAAGCCCTGGTATATATGTCCAGAAGTCTATAGTAGCTCCGTCTTTGTTATACATTAAGTTTCTATACTCTTCTGTATCGGGTAATCTTGCAAAGTTACCTGCATCCTTTATAGCAAAGGGGTAACTAGAGAAAGTTTGCCCAAGGTTGCCATAATCGCTATTATGTTTTTCTCTAATAACAGTTCCCNGTAAATAAGGAATTGAAAGCCCTNTTGGAAATAAAGTGGGGGGATTATTAGTAACTAATTGCGCTCTATTCTCAATACCTAAAGCATTACAATTTAATGTATCAAATACTGTAGACGCTGGTTTTTGAAAATTAGTATCTGTAAAATTGTAAACAGCAATCATACCCTCAGTTTCTATTCCAGTAACCAAAGATAGTGTTGGGGCTTGAGTCTCTAACTCTTCCCCATCTACAACACTGCCAGCCCCAGGTTCAGCAACCAATAAGGGGGTAAGGACAACTTTCTGTTTACTATCAGGAGCATGAACATACTTTGGTAATACAGGAAGAACGACACCACTTACTTCGCCATGATCGAATACTAAGTTCTTTTGTCTATCTATCTCCACATCCAAATTAATAGAACTTAAGTAGCTAAAATCATTTATAGGAATGGTTCCAGGCATAAACAAGCTGCTTATACCAAACAAATCTGGGGTTTTAACTGCTACTTCTATCTGCTTCTTTCTTTTATTTATTTTATTATTAAAAGAAGCCCCCTCACTTATGATCTGCTGCTCATAATTTAAGTAAATAGCGGAGTCTTGGCTATAGCCACTAGCTAATAAATCCTTTAAGTTACCATGAATATCATCTACTCTCTTATTCTTCTGAGACATGATGAATTGAACTGTGTGATCTGCTTCGTAGTACACTTTTAGCTCTTTAGATTCATCAATTTTGTTAATATCAAAGATAGTATTTACATAGCGATCCAATTCTCCTAATGAATAGCTCTTACCTCTTCCTCCTAAGTTAGGAGAATGATCCAAAAGCCACCTATCTGAATCAGGAACAAACTCTAAAGCAGATATGTCGATCACCGTGGGGACATCTGTAGTGTGACCGCTAGTACCATACTCCCTAGTTTGAGAGTTGTAGTATAGTCCGTCTACAGAAAGAAGAAACTGACCGCTTTTAGCAGAGGGGGGACCAAAAGTTAAACGGAACAAAGGATCTACAACAGCCTCGTCCTCTTCATCTATAAATACGGGAATTAGGGAGGGATCTAATTGCCTATCTCTTAAAACTTCCTCAATACGAGTTTGAAAAGCAGTAGCTTTATCTAAAAAGTCTGTGCATGTCTTAATTTGGGCCTTATAAATATCTACTCTGCCTAAAGTGGCTGCAAGCTCCGCAGAGGACTTAACAGTTCCTTTACTAGCTGGCCCATCCAACCAGCTATGAAAATCATCTAAGCAGTCTTCGATAGCTTGAATCTGTTCAGATACTACTTGGTAATTCCTCCATAGTTCTGCACCAAATCCTGCCACCTGACCAATAAAATTACCTACGGAGCCAAAAAGCCCAGACAAGAATCCGTCTTGGCCCCATTTAGCTGAATCGGAAATGAACATAAACTTCCCAGTGGCCGTATCATACTCAATAATTCCTATGCTTCTGAATAAATCTCGCGTAATATTGGCTATCACCCCCCTAGCCTTCATCATTCCTTGTCCTATACCCTCATAAAGACCTCCCAATATATCTCCAGGGAGCAAATTAAGGACCTCTTTAGTAAGATCCAGCATACATGTGGGAACTCCGAATTGAGCATGCATTCCCCCAATGGGGTCATTTAAAATATTTGGATTAATTGTAGGCATATTATTAGTCTATTGGGTATAGATCGTCGTTATTGAAAGTAGGGTAAGGTTTTTGAGTCCACCCTAAAGGATTATTTAGGTTAACCAGCCCAGGCCCTGGTGGGAGGGGAAATTTTGGTGGTGCTGGATTAAGTGCCGATTGTGCTGCCCAGTATGTAAGAGCGAATGGGCTGTGCCCAGTAAGATTTATATCTCCTACAGCATTTACATTAAAATTTCCAGCGCAATTAAAGTCTACATCCCCATCACTCCAGAATTCTATGCCCCCCTTACCAGCCTTTACCTGTACCACACCTTGAAACAGGGAAGCATCAATGAAAATTCCTTTAGAAGGCATAGAGGTGGAGGCTGGGTCAAAGATAAATTCACGGTTAAAGGTGCGAATATTTACAGAATTAGAAGTTGATTCTATATTAAGTTCTCCTACCTTAGTATCCGCTGGGTTTGGACGCATTGCTGGAACATTGCAGGACTCGTTCTGTATATTTAACTGATATCCCCCTTTAACTTGAACATTTAC